CGATGAGGCTGGTAGGACTGCGGCAAAAGAATGTGCGGCTGTTCTCCCTGCTGGTAAGGCTAAGATAGCCACACTGCCTCTGAAGGACGCTAACGAGATGTTGGTTGACGGTCAGACAAAGGAACTCTCCACTGCCATGTTTGAGGCTAAGTCATATCGGCCTGATGGCATTGTAAACGGTAGTGAACTCTGGGATGTTGTTACTAAAGAAGATGATACTCAGTCATTTGAATACCCCTACGCCGGAATAAATTCCAAAACTTTGGGAATCCGTAAGGGGGAGATTGTAACTGTTACCGCTGGTAGCGGCATAGGGAAAAGTCAACTCTGTAGAGAGTTTGCTCACTTCTTGTTACAGCAAGGCGAAAGCGTGGGCTACATAGCCCTAGAGGAGTCAGTAAAACGCACCTCACTAGGTTTAATGTCTCTTGCTATTAACAAACCATTGCACCTCGGCAATACAGAGGTAAGCGATGTGGAGTTAAAGGAAGCCTTTGATGCTACTTTAGGTACTGGTCGTGTTTACCTGTATGACCATTGGGGTTCTACCGACAGCGACAATCTCATGGATAAGATTCGTTACTTAGCTAATGGCTGTGGCTGTGGCTGGGTTGTACTTGACCACATCTCAATCGTGGTATCAGGCATGGACAGCGGTGATGAACGCCGCATGATTGATAATACGATGACCAAGCTAAGAACCTTGGTTGAAGAGGTAAAGATTGGGTTGATATTAGTTTCTCACCTTAAACGTCCTGAAGGTAAAGGACATGAGGAAGGTGCTAGAACTACCCTTGCCCAACTCAGAGGCTCGGCTGGTATTGCCCAACTCTCAGACGTTGTTCTGGGTTGTGAGCGTGACCAACAGGACAAAGAGACAGGTAATGTTACTGTCGTTAGAGTCCTAAAGAACCGATGGACAGGCGAGACTGGTGTGGCCTCGATGTTAGAATACGATAAATATACTGGTCGTATGAACGAGTTAGCCGTAACCGATATTGACGATGAGGTTATATTCAAGGACAGCACTAAAAATGAGGAGTTCTAATGGAAGACCCGCAGAAAAGCCATATCAATGTACAAGTGGACGTTGATGTAATGCTCTTAAAAGAGGGCATTCAAGTCACGATATATTCAGGTGATGAGGATGAGGAAGGTACTGAAGTTCTTCTTTCGTTAGATGACTTAGTGAAAGAAGTAATCGAAAATGCCAGTCACGATGAGAATGAAGCTGTTGCTAATAACCTTATCGAAGCATCCAAGGATATTTTGTGTAACCTAACATAACCACTTTGGTAACTGTTACTCCAGTGAGAGGACGAATATGAGATTACTGTTTGATATAGAGACAGACGGTCTGTTGGACACCGTAAGTAAAGTCCACTGCATAGTCGCTCGTGATGTAGACAACGACACAGAGTATGTCTGGGTTGGCGATGAGTGCTATGAGGCTTGGCAAGTATTTCATAATGCTGATGTCATCATAGGACATAACATCATGGGCTTTGATATCCCTGTTATCGAAAAGGTGCTTGGCTTCCAGTTAACTGAGTTAACTCTAGGAGATAAAACTACACAGATATCTGTCAGAGATACCTTGGTTATGACCAGAACTATCTGGCCTGACCGTAGAGACAAGGATTTCAAACTATTCCGTAGCGGTAAGATACCGCCAAAGATGATTGGCTCACATAGCCTGAAAGCTTGGGGTCATCGTATTGGTGAATATAAGGGTCAGTTTGGTGAGACTACTGATTGGGCAGAGTTTAGCGATGAGATGCTTCAGTACTGCCGTCAGGATGTCAAAGTAAACGTCAAGCTATTCAAGAGAATTGAGGCATTGAACTACAGTGAGGATGCCCTTCAGCTTGAGCATGACATACACCAAATACTACTCACACAGGAATGGGATGGTTTCCCGTTTGATGAACAAAAGGCACAGGAACTATTCATCGTTCTTAACGAGCGTAGACTAGAGATTGAAAACCGACTGACAGAGCAACAGCCCCCTTGGATTGAGGAGACTGAGTTTATACCAAAGGTAAACAATGTGACCCGTGGGTATGTCAAAGGTGTGCCGTTTATCAAAAAGAAAGAAATACCCTTCAACCCAAACAGTCGTGAGCATATTGCAAGAATGCTCCAAGAAAATCACGGTTGGGAACCAAAGGTATTTACCGAAACGGGCCTACCAAAAGTGGACGATAAAGTCCTAAGTGGCTTGGATTACCCTG